AGATTTCCAAGGTTACCATACGAAACACTTCGGATGATGTGGGCATAGTTTATCCGTATTCCGGTGACAACAACTACATCATCCAGGGCAATATTTTTGCATTTGATCAGACTGGTAGTGACCTTCTCGAAGCCGCAGAAAAGATATTTGATGTGGTTAAAAATGCAAACTTCCGTCCGTTTAGCGGAAAGCAGATGGCGTTTCCATGGCTCGAATGCGGCGACAAAGTGACATATTACGACATTGACGACAACGGCAACACCGTAGAGGTCGGCTTTATTATAATGTCGCGCAAGATGTCGGGCGGGCAAATGATGTGGGACACCTTCTCGGCAGAGGGCGAGCAAGACCAGAGAATCTTTATAACCGACTTACAGGCACAGATAGAAGATTTACAAAATCAAATCGAAGATATGCAAGAAGAGACCCCGAGCGGGTCTCTATTTGGTTTGGTTAATGTTGAATATACGCAACCGATAGAGACTCCCACGATCGGGGGCATTGAAGAGAGCGTAAACGGCATAGTAACAGAGGTAACGTAATGGGCGAATGGGAACTTATAAGCGTAGAAGGCGAGGAAGGTTATCTTTCAAAGGCTTCTTGGGAGCGGATAGCTGAGAAGATAGGCGGCGAAGCACATTATGCGAGTGAATACTTTACCTCGGTATCCGGCATCCAAGGTAGCCCCAATTTATCAAAACTCGGAATGTATGTAGCCCCAGATGCCGCTTACGGAATGATTACGTATAACGGTTGGAGCGGTGGCGGCCCCGATACTTGGAACTATTTCCTACTACTCGATACGCCTACTCCGACGGCTTTAAGTTGCGGAAGCGGAGTCAGCGCAAGATACAACACTATAAGGGTATTTGTCGGAGAAGACTTCTCCGTGATCTCAAATCTTAATAATATCGACAGCCCAAGGTCGAGCATCTTCGAAAAATTTCACGATGTATTGAACAATCGTGACTTTATCGGAATGGTAGACGGGAATTATATATTCGACCTTTGTTATCCGCATCCCGAGTTAACAGGAACTTGGAGATATTTCAGCAGGATGATTAATGGCGCCAATATGACCCAAGCGGACGGCTCGTTATATTGCGAGCTTGTAAAACTTATGGGGTATGGAACAGATTCTTCGAGCAGATTGGCGAACGTCATTGTTGCGGAGAATATATACCAAAGATACGTCGATTATGCGCAGACCGAGAGAGTCCTTTTAATTAACGGAGTAAAGTTTTCGAGCCTATTGGACGACGAGAACTTCTTTCCGACGGAGTAAATATGGCAATATCAAACGATTGGCAAGTAATAAATAATTTGGCTTATATGGCGGTAATAAACTCATCGTCGCAGACCGTGTATTTCCTTAATGAGAACTCCGTTAAGGCAATCGCTGACACAATCGGTTGGGAAGCGGTTGAGATATCCGAATATACCAACACGCTAACGGACGGCTCCGTTTCGTGCTCCTCGGCAAACATATGGGGAATCAGACCACCTGCGGACGATGAGGAATATAACATCTGCATCACGATAGGGCGAATCAGTACGTCAACCACGGCGGGATTGAGATTTATCGTGTTATCGACAGGGGGAATATCCGGGAACTCGACTATCGGAACTCCGACATCGCTTCTATATCTGCGCCCAACATCTACGGGCGGTTTTGCATTTAAGAGGAGCGATTCGACCTTTGTTTGCGTAGTGGATAAATTCTACAATCCCAAGACCGACAAGACGAAATGGGGACTCGTTTATACGTCAACCACATTTATAGATTTAGCGACGGGGCTTTCATTTACCATAACAACATCGAACTTATCAAGAACTATATCCGGCAACGTGACTCTTGGTCAGTTTGTGGCATTAAAGAAATTAACGGCTATATCATCCGCAGGGGTATTCAATGCGAAAAGCGTGTATAACGCATTCGTTGATTACTCAATAGCGGACAAGACCGTCGAAATTGACAGCGTAATGTATCGAAGTATTAAAACGTCAGCTTGGGGCTTTTATATTGCATTAGCATAAGGAGAATAAATATGGCATATATAAAAATTATTTATCAGAACTCGCCGAGTACCGCTACCCCGATAAATGCGGAAAATCTGAACCATATGGACGACCAAATCGCATTAAACGATCAGCGATTGACCGATTTGGAAGGCGCACACGTTTCGAGTTTCAACGGCAGAGCCGGTGCGGTATCTCCCGAGGGCGGAGACTACGATATTGGTCAGATAGCACCCCTTGCAGGTGCGACGGTCGGACAGGTGCCCGTAGTAGTAAATGTTGGAACGGAAGAAGACCCCGAGCTTAAATTTGCAATGGGGCAGGGCGGCGGCGGTGGTCATACTATTGTTGACCAAAGCGGAACAGAGTTAGCGCAAGAGCCTAACATGACCTTTGTAGATGCACACCTCTCTGATAATTCAACGGATGAGAGTACGGACATCGAGATAATCCAAAGCGTCAGCGAATCCGATTGGGAATCTGCAACCGAGGACGGACTCTACGATGTTGACATTGATGGGGCAGAGATAGGTAGTGCGAGTGATGAGTATGTGGAGGTTACGGCAGACGGAACAAAGACATTTGCTCAATTACTTGCGGAATTGTATGCAAAGGTTGATTTTAACAAATTAAGTGCATCATCCTATTTAAAGAGGACAAATTCGGGTATTATTTCTCGATTGACGAATATTGGAACAAACTACATCCAATTTGGAACGGCAGACGGTACATCATCAGATGCAAGAGTAGTAGGAGTTAAGATTGCAAGTCAATCTACAGATTGTTCTTTTGTTTTTTATTCAGTGTCTGCTCCGTCAACTATATCCAAATCAGATGCAACATCCACTGCTCCGTCAGAGGGGGCAAAGATACAACTCTACTACGGCAACAAATCAGCGGTTATCGACTTGCAGACAACGGCGAATAGGTGCTTGATGAATGACGGAAGTACGGTGCAGAACGCAATAGACGATAAAATCATCAAGAGAATAATTGACACAGGAGAGGTAACCGTTCCTGCTAATAGCGTAGTAAGTATTGAGGTTACCGCAGTAAGCGGATATACCCCTTATTCTGTGGTTTACGATAGGGCATCTGCTACTTTGTCTGTACTTTCGGCAACACTTGTTAGAAGTAGTAGTAACAATTATTATGTCTTTATTTACAATGGATACTCATCGGCGGCAAGTACAGGAACATCAAAACTAATAGTCTATTATGTAAAAGACTAAATAGCGGAGGTACAAAATGTTAGGATACAAAAAAGGAAACAAACAACGGTTATGCGGTCAGATGCCTGCACATTATCCTGCGGATAGGGTGTATCTCGACGGGGATAAGACGAAGACGGTGCAGGATGCGCTGACTCCATTGAACATCACAGGGCAAGTAACTTTTGTTGATACACCGACAAATCAAACACGGTTTTTCAAAGTTGGAAAAACTGTTCAAATACTTTTCCAAGGAAGTAGTAAAACACACAGTTTGCAGGAGTTGTTATTCACGTTGCCAAGTGATGTAAGACCAACGGCAGAAACACACTTGACCTTTGTAGTGGGTTCTGGTGCTTATGGAATTGTTAGAATTGACAGTAGTGGCGAAGCACGAATAGTAGCGATTTCAGATGCAACATATCAGAATAGACTATATATATCAGCGAGTTATTGCATAGCATAGAATAGTTAAAATCAATCCATAGTGGCGGAATAGGTATTTTAAATAAAATATCCCACCAAAAATTTTACTTACAACATCAACTCAAAAACTAACTTAAATGATTTGAGTTTCTATTTGAGTTTCTGAAACAACTTAAATGAAAGGGGAAACAATGAAACAATCTGATTTTATCCGACAGTTAATAACCGCACACGATGTTCCGAATTGTTACAACAACCGATTTCCGAAAAACCTCGGATATTATGACGGAAGCAAATTTTCAATGGATTGTTGGAATATGATTAAAGTCATTTTATCGGGGTGGAAGCCGACATACGTTAAAGGTTACTATGTACCAACAAAAGACCTTGTAACAGGCGATATAAACGGCTTGCAGATGCTTCAGAGGTGCTACGGAAGGTCAAAGGACTTCTCAAAGCTGAAACAGCAGGGAACATACCTTTACCTTGCAAGCGACCCACACAGCGGCATTTACGTTGGAGACTTTACACTCGGTGGCAAGACCTACAATGTTATCGAGTGTACCAAGAATAAGACCTTTAATGCAGACGGAGTAACCTATACCTATGTTGACAAGGACGGAAGCCGAAGAAGATACAAGGGCGGTGCTAAGTGCCTTGCATGGAGCGAATACGGACTTCTTCCCTCTGCGTGGCTTACTTATGAGGACACGCCTTATCCGCTTCCGCACGACGAGCCTTACACGATAGAGGAATTTCGAACAGACGTAAGGAACATCCTCGGAGTGCGTACCAATGAACAGGCTTTTAATCAGACTATCAAGATATCTACCTTGTGGAATAAGCATCATCCGCTTGTCACTCCGCTTGAACGGTATTTTAAGGCGCTCAACTACTATAGCGGTGAGATTGAAGCCGATAACGGCAAGACTCCCGACTTCGGCGGCGGTATGAAAAACGCAACTATGCTTTATCAGCGGTATTATGTTCAGCCGAAGAATCCGAAAGACATCGATGGGGTACTTGATAGAAAGGGCGCAACTTGGCGCAAATTACTTTTAGGATAAGGGGATAAGAAGATGAGTGAGGATATAAGAACTTTCGTTAATTGGATGGCGCTGTTGGGGATACCGAGTATATTCACAATGATCGCCGGTGTTGTTGTTGCCATTCGTAAGGCTGTGAAGCATATAGACATATTACAAAGAGCGCAAAAGGCTCAGATGCGTAGTCAGATGCTTAAACAGTACGAAGAATATATGAAACAGGGCTATATCGAGCAGATTTACCTTGATGATTGGCTTAATCAATACGATGCGTACCATCATTTAGTTGGCAATAACGCTGTCCTGGACGCAAGGAAAGAAGATTTAATTCATCTTCCGAATCACAAAATAGCTTAGGTTAATTCAGCGGTTATGGTGTGCCCTTCAAACTATATCACACGAAAGGAGATTCTCTCCGCCGCTGATTAGCATACAATTTAATATCGGCAAGGGATACTTTCGGAAAATGTCCTATCCCTTGCCATTATACGCAGAAAGGAGAAACAAAAAATGAAGATTTTTAATGACCGTTGGTACAATGTACTCAAATATTTGGCGATGATCGCGCTGCCGGCACTCGCACTTTTCACGCAGACTCTTTTCGGCATATGGGGCATACCTTACGGAGAACAAATCAGCGCGACGATCGTGGCCGTAAATGCACTCCTGGGAGCATTGCTTGGAATCAGCACGATAGGATATAACAAGAGTCAGAAGTAGCTTCCCATAAATGGAAGACCTTTTTCCATAAGTGGAAAACCTATAAATCCTACCATGATGGTATACTTTATTCAGAGGAAATCATCATGTTAGAAGAATTGTCTTGTTCACAAATTGAATATCTGATAGATGAATGGGTGAAAAATCAGCGTGACCGTGCTATACTTAAATCTCGATTGCTGGATGGCATTAAATTTGAGACATTAAGTGAGATGTACGATTTATCTGTTACCCAGGTAAAAACCATCGTCAGAAATTCAGAAATGATACTTAGGAACAAGAAATAGAAAGGTGGCACTTATGAAAAAAATCAAAAAAGATAGCGATATGATACCATTGATAATAACCATCAATACGGTCGTGACGGCTATTATTCTTATTGCATTGACAATATACATTTTTTAGAGCAAGTCTTATGGCTTGCTCTTTTTTTTATTGCCTAAAACTGTACTAAAAATGACCGAAATCCGTCTTATTAGTTTATCGTACTTTCTACCTATTTTATATATCATTAAGCCATAGAAAGGACAAACTATGGCATTCGTATATACAAATCCCAATCCAATATCAAATATAACCGGCGACTGTGTTATCAGAGCGTGTTCTATTGCCACGCGCAGATCCTGGGATGCGACTTATGAAGATATAGCCGCACTCGGTCAAAAGATGGGGCTTATGCCGGATAAAGGTGCCGTGTGGGGCGCCTATTTAAGACAGAGAGGATTCTATCGGGAGATCATACCCAACTCATGCCCGGATTGCTATACAATAAAAAAATTTGCTATAGATCATCCTCAAGGAACATATGTCCTTGCGATAGACGGCAACCCAGGCCATGTGGTTACTGTTGTTAACGGTGATTATCTTGATATATGGGATTCCGGTGATGAGATTCCAACATACTATTACTACAAGATATAAGGAGGAATATTATGGCATATTATTATCCGGTTGATTATCCTTATCAGCCATATCAGCCAAAGACGATCATTGACAGAGTACAAGGTGAAGCATCCGCAAATGTTTACCCGGTGCAGGCAGGCCAGGAAGTTATTCTTTTCGACGTGGATAACCCATATGTTTACAGAAAAGAACGTGGCCTTGATAACAAACTCACGCAGAAAAGATTCCGACTTGTTGAAGATGATGTGCCGGCCGAGGAACCCAAAGTAGACCTCACAGGGTACGTCAAAGCAGAGGATGTTGCTCAGATGATTTCTGACGCTGTAGAAAAGAAATTGTCTGAATATAACTTAAAGCCCACAAAGAAAAAAGTAGTGGAGGAGGAGTAGTATGAACCCTTTATTTGGAAAACCGCAAATGCTCAATCCGATTCAGAGAATAGGGCAGGTCGTAAATGATGTACGTATGCTGCAGCAAAATCCCCAGCAAATGGCAAAGTACCTTTCCGATCATGGGATGATAAACAAAGATCAGATGAACAACATTCAGAATATGTCTCCATCCCAGGTGGGTCAGTATCTTATGCAGAACGGAGTTATGCCACAGCAGAATGTAATGCAGGCATATCAGACTATGGTTCCCACCATACAGAGAAATATGTAATTAAGAGTGTGCGCACACCTTAATAAACCGACTACCCGAGACGAGGGTAGCCGCTAACCTAAAAAATCTATAGGAGGAAAACATTATGGGTTTAACAGATTCAAATAACATGATCATGCCCGTAGCACCGACAGGATTCGGCGGCGGTTTAGGCGGTGGATGGGGAGACGGCATTTGGCTCATTCTTCTTGTCCTTTTCGCTATCGGCGGCAATGGCTTCGGTTTCGGTGGCTTTGGCGGTGGTGTAGGTGGTCTTGCAGCAGACGGAGCAATGCTCTATCCCTGGATGAATCAGTCACAGCAGGTCAATGACGGATTCCGCGATCAGATGCTTAACAGCTCTATCGGTCAGATTCAGAACTCCGTAAACGGCCTTTCAAATCAGCTCTGCAACAGCTTTGCCGGAGTGGAAGCAAACGCTAACGCTCGTCAGATAGCAAATATGCAGCAGGCATTTGATTCTCAGACCGCTATGACGGCCGGAATGAACAACATCGCTATGGGCTTGCAGAACTGTTGCTGTGAGAACAGAGCGTCTATTGCAGACCTCAAGTACACTGTAGCAACCGAGAATTGCGCAGACCGTACAGCGGCGGCCGAGAACACCCAGGCTATTTTATCCGCACTTAATAGCGGTGTGCAGTCAATTAAGGATCAGCTCTGCTCTGACAAGATCGAGCAGAAGAACGATACCATTGCACAGCTTCGCTCCGAGCTTCTTTATGCTCGCGGCCAGGCTTCGCAGGATGTTCAGACTGCGGTTATCCAGGCCGGACAGAGAAACCTTGCAAACGAGGTTGAGCAGTATATCGCTCCCAGGGCGATTCCTGCTTATATAGTTCAGAATCCTGCTTGCTGTGGTCAGACATACGCTTGCGGAATGTAAGGGGGTATCACTATGGCAGAGTATCTTAACAATTCGGTTCAGCTCGTTTCATTAAACGAGCCCATCGATTTTTCGGCATCTATCCCTTGCACAAAAGGTTGTGTTTTTCACGAGGACGGCACAGGGATTTTTACTCTCCGTGGGATAACAAATAATTGCTTTGCAAGATATCAGCTTACCTTTAATGGTAATGTGGCGGTTCCGGAGGGCGGCGAAGTAACACCCATTGCGGTGGCTATCGCTGTCCAGGGTGAGCCCCGGGTATCAAGTAAGGCGATATTCACTCCCCAGGCGGTTGATGAGTATGGTAATCTGACAAGCACGGCAATTATTACGGTGCCCAAAGGATGCTGCTTCACGGCTTCCGTGAGGTATGTGGACGGCACTGTAGAAAATACCGCGGTTGATCCGACTCCAACAATTGAGGTAGCAAACGCAAACCTTGTGATCACGAGAATAGCATAGGAGGACAAAGTTATGGGCGATATAAGAGAAACCCTTGATAGGTCTGAAAGGATGTTATGCAAAGGAATTGATGAGATTCACGAAAAAGGCGACCTTAATGCTTCAAACCTTGAACTCCTGGCAGAAGCATGGGATACAGTCAAGGACATTTATTCTATAAGAGAAAAGATGGGAATGGGAAGCGGAAGCTATGAGCGCGTACCGTATTATATGAACGACGGATACGGAGCAAGAGAGCGTGACAGCAGAGGGCGCTATATGAACGACGGTTATAGAAATGATGGTTATCGTAATGACGGCTATCATTATCAGACCGGGCATTCAATGGAAGACGAGAGAGAGTTTTTGAAATGGAAGATTCAGACTTCCCCTAACGAACAGGAGAGGGAAATTTACCGTCGAAAGTTGGAGCAGATGTAAAAAAGTGGGGTAGCTGAAAAGCTATCCCATTTTTACTGTTGGCACAAAATTTGGAACGGAAATAACGAAATGCCGTATAATGGCTGCTTATGGGGCTTAAGGCGGAATGTTCGATTCCCGCCACCCCGACGATTAAAGAAAGGCCGTAAACTCAACGATATGCCGTATTTATCGAGGGTTTACGGCATTTTTATTCTCTCTTTTGGTTAAGGTAATTAACCGATAATTTGGCATTTTAACCGTTAGATTTGGAACGAATTTGGCACAAAAAAATTAGAGTAGTGAATCTCTCAAGAGGTCGGATATCTCTTTACTTATTTCGTCCTGGTTCATACCTTGCCTGTAAACTCGCTTCATAACCTTGTCGTCCGCCCAGCCCGCATCTTCTTGGATAGCCTTGTCAACGAATCCGTTGTAATGGGTGTATGTCGCGAAGAAGTGACGGAGCTGATGGAAGGTGAAATGTGGTATCCCGAGCCTTGCTTCCACCTTTTCAAGATTGCGAGTGATCATCTCGGGCTTTTTTCCGTTGTAAACATAACCCTGGGCGCGGATAATGTCGGCGATCTCGTCCGGGATAGATATTCTGCGCTTTGAACTTGTCGTCTTGGTTTTTTTAACGACATACTTGCGCTCGGCTCTGACTTTGGCTTTTGTTATCGATATAAAGTTATCATCCGATAGGTCAGATAATTCGAGTGCTGCCACTTCCGAGAGCCTTAAACCTCGAGCGCCAAGAAATGTCGGAACATAATAGCGAGTTCCCTTAGTCGCATCCAGGACGGCTTTTACTTCGTCCTTCGTAGGAAGATAGCTTTCTTGTTTATCTTCCTGGGGATACTTAAGCCTGGTTATGGTGTTCCCATAGAAGCCCAAAACCGAGGTGATAAAACTTCCGAAGTTCTTTGTGGTTTTTGGCGCATGGCCGACAGAATAGCGGTTGATTTCGGTCTGCACCATAGCCTTTGTGATGATACGAATTTTTGAGTTCGCTAATTTGGGCTCTATTTGGCGAATTAAGACGCGATAGGAACGAGCGGTTGTATCACTCATAATATCTTTTTTAGCGTCTAAATAAGCCCCACACGCTTCTGAGAGGGTATATTTCTCTTGCGTGTTTGGGATCGTGGCGGTGATTAGCCTTAAGGCTTCTGCATTTGTCGGTTTATAATTGACCGTCAAACAGTAGTCTTGGCCTTTTTCCCTCATTCGTATTTGATAGTTCCCGGACGGAAGTTTTCTAATATTCATAATTATTCCTCTTTGTAATGAATAAATAGGCGAGGTCTTAATCTTTTCTCGCGATTTACTATTTCTTCTTCATATTTCAGATAAACGGCATCTACCATGTTGTTGTTAAATGGAATAGCGGCTTCATCAAATAATGCACCTATTTTGGTGGTGCCAAGGTACACCGACCAGGAAAGATCGCCATTACTGATATATTGCTTAAATAAAATAGGAACTCCCTTAATTATTGGAGTATTATCCGGAAAAGGCGCTACTCCATGTACAGTCAAAGAACATTTTTTGAATCCTTTAAAACCTGGGGCTTGAACAAATGAAAATTCTTTTAATTGAACTTGTGGTTTTTCTGCCACCTTCTTTTTAAATCCAAACATATCATATTCCTTTCTAACACTTTCCCTTATAAGGGCAATTTAAAATGTGGTCTGTTAGCTTGGTGTAACCGTCCAACAGTTGAGTTATTCGCGAATCCTTCAGGTCTATCTGCTTACTTCTGAAATCCATAATTTCCTGGAATTTCTGTGTTTCTTTTTCCATCTTATCGTGATATTTGTTTTTTAATCGTTCAATATCCCCTTTGTGGGCTTCTTCCTGGGCATCTAATTGTGCTTTAAGGCTTTCAATACATTTTAATTTATAGTCCAACATTATCTGCATATCTTCAATTTTACTGTTCGCATCGGGCTCATCGTCGACAACAATAGCATTATATAAAGGAACAAGGGTATGAAGATAATTAAAGCTGTCTGCGTCATAATCGCCGGAGAGCAACCTGGAAATAGTTGTAGTCCCAAATGAGTAGTTGTATTTCTTTTTCATAATCGCATTCATATCATTTAATGAAAGGTCTTGCTTTGCTCGTGCTTCTTTGATTTTTTCGACTAACTCTTTAGGATCGGGTACGGTTATCATGTTTATTCTCCTTTTTCAGAAATGGAATAGCAATTTTCAGATTTGGAAATGTTATGAGATTTCAACGGGTGCTAAAATATAAATAGAAATAATATACAAACATTTGTTCGATTTTTATAACATTTGATACTACAAAACTAAATTGCAAAATGCTAATATCATTTACACGAAAGGAACTACGGATATGAGTATTGAGGAAATTGCAATCATATTATTAAATTCAAATGAAGAAGTTAGGGATTCTGCTGAGAAAGTTTTAATAGAGTCTCAAACGCATCCCGACCTTCCGGAGATGCATTTTCATATAAGTCAATAATATGCATAACCCTTTCGATTTCTTCCGGGGGATATTTAGATATCTTTTCCATAAAATCATCAGAAAAGTTATGATCCTCTTTCCAACCCATAAGGTACGCAGGAGTTGTCTCTAATGCCTGCGCCATAAGGGATACTTTTCTTAATGGTAAATCCCTAGATAATTCTATTTTGTTGATAGAAGACCTTGATTTATACCCACATTTCTTTGCCAATTCGTCTTGCGTTAGTCCCAATTCTTCACGACGGTTTTTAATTCTTTCGCCGATAGTCATTTAATACACCCCCTTTGAATGGGAATACTTTTGTAGACATTATTATAGCAATGTGTAGAAAATAAATCTACAAAATTTTGAAAATATATGTTGACATATTTTCTACAAGGTGGTAACGTAATGAATGTAGGCAAAACGTCAACACAACATATTGACAGAAAGGAGCGAAATTAATGGTAGATACACAACTTCTTGAAAAAGAGATTGAATCTTCGGGGCTGAAAAAAAGTTATCTTGCCGAAAAATGCGATTGTTCCGTACAGGCACTTCGATTAAAGATAAAAGGCAAATACGAGTTTACCAACACCCAGACAGACACTCTTTGTAAAGAACTAGGAATTACAAGCCTTACAAAGAAGGAAAAAATTTTCTTCAAAAAGTAGACAAATAGTCAACAGAAAGGAAAATAAATGACAGAACAGAAACAGCCCCGAAAGGTTCATTGTTTGTTTGAACAATCGGGGACATTCAAAAACGAGTTTAAGAAGCTAGGAATTGAAGCATACGATTACGACATTCTAAACGACTTTAACGAGACAGATTACCAGATAGATTTGTTTAGTGAGATTAGGGGGGGGTATGAAGGAAAACCGAGTATCTTTGATGATATATCACAAGAAGATCTGATATTAGCCTTCTTCCCTTGCACAAGGTTTGAGTCTCGTATTCCTCTATGGTTTAGGGGAGAAGCACAACAACAAAAGAATTGGACTGATGAAGAAAAATTAGAATATGCAATGAATCTTCACGGTGAGTTACATCATTTCTATTTGTTAATCACCAAAATGGTGATGATTGCGAAGCGTAAGGGATTGAAACTAATTATAGAAAATCCATATATGCAACCACATTATTTAACAACCTACTGGTGTATAAAGCCCACAATAATTGATAAGGATAGAACAGAAAACGGAGATTATTACAAAAAGCCAACACAGTATTGGTTTATAAACTGCTCACCCAAGAACAATATTATATTTGAGGCTCTTGATTATGTGGAAACTAAAGTCATATCAAGAGTAAAAAAAGAAAATGGAGTATCAGTAAAAACACAAAGATCAATGATACATCCACAGTATGCAAACAGATTTATCAGACAGTATTTGATTGACGAGTAGAGGAAACGCTATGCCGAGAACACTTGTTAATAAAACTCAATACAGATATTTCCGGTTTAACGATTTCGTGAGGGGGGAGCTGAAACGCAGACATCAAAATCTTAATGCTCTTGCGGACTACCTAAATATGAGCCGATCATCGCTTTCACTGCGGCTCCTGGGAGAGGTTGAATGGACTTTTAAAGAGTTTCTGAACACGCTTGAGTATTTTGGGATTGATATAACAGAGATTTACATATGAAAGGAGGAATGCAGAATGGCAAAAGTCGAGGACATTATTGCCGGGGAACCGACTATAGAGAAACTCGAAAGCGCCTATGAGCATGGATATGCCGCAATTATAAACGACGGCAAGCTTATGGGCTTCACAAAAGAAAAGCCCTCTGATACTGGCATATCAGAGAGCCACAATTTTTTAACACGAGGTTAAATCATGTCACAAACAATTCTAACAGAATTTCAAAGGAGCCGCAAGATGGAAAACGAACCGAGATTTATTGATTTCTTAATGGCAATGGGTAGTGTTCTTATGATCGTCGGCTTATCAATGTTCTACCTATTTGTGTTGCATCCGCCAAAAGAAGAACCTCTCCCGGAACTGAAAGCGGAGCCCCTACCAATCCAGGAAATTATCGAAGAAGCACCCGAGCAGACAATTGAAGAGCCGCAGGCGGAACCCGCGCCCCGGATCATCCTTTCCGACGAGGATATGATGGCCAAGGTCATTATGGCAGAAGCAGAAGGCGAACCTTTTTTGGTAAAGGTTGCGGTGGCTGCCACAATCCTTAATCGGGTGGACTTCTTTGGAACTACCGTTGAATCAGTCATTACTATGAAAGATCAATTTTCATATTCCATCTCAACACAAGCAACAGACGAATGTTACCGAGCCGTTGCTGTTGCTCAAAGGGAGAGGGACGTATTCGACAGTCGATTGTTCTTTTTCAGAGCCCACGAATATTTTCCGGAAGAAACCCCTATAACCTGCCCATACAGATGTGAGGATTATTTCTGCTGTGGGGACACTTACTTTAGCTTAAGAATCGAAAAGGAGAATTAAAAATGGCAAAGATTACATACGAGGTTAAAGTTTCATATCACTACTTTAGATTTGAGGATCAGAACGATGCACTTTCATTTGCAAGGATGGCCAAGACTCACTATTTGAAGGATGACAAAAAGGATAAACTCGATGTCACTGTGTCACTGATTGAAATAGCGGAAGAGACAGAGGAAGCGGGGGATGAGGAATGAGCACACTCTACGACATACAGGGCGAATACCTTCGCTTATATGAACTCGCCACCGAGCTTGATGATCCGGACAGCAAGGAAGCATTCGAGAATGCACTCGCAGACCTTGACACCGACCTGGCGGTGAAAGCCCACGGATATGCCCAGGTTATCAAGCAACTTAAAATGGAAGAATCCGAGTGCGATGCGATTATTGAAGCATTCACGGCCAAGAAGAATGCCCGCAAGAACACTATAAAGCGCCTGGAAGAAGCAGTTATTGGAGCAATGGATATAGCAGGCAAGACTGAACTTGCCGCAGGCGCATATACCTTTAGGATTCGCAACAATGGCGGCAAACAGCCCATGAAGATTGATATGGAAAAGGTTCCCACCAACTATATGAAGATCAAGTACGAGCCGGATAAAGAGAAGATTCGGGCAGCACTTGAAAACGGAATCCCACTCAAATTCGCGGAGCTTGAAGAACGCGGCCGGCACTTGAACATTAAATAAGGAGATCACAGATGAATATTTATGAAACCATATCTGCCGTTATGTCCGAGATTGGAGCAATCGGCAAGAACAGCAAGAATCAGACACAGGGATTTATGTTCCGAGGAATCGACGCGGTAATGAACGCAATATCACCTGCACTTCAGAAATATAAGCTCTTTATTGTACCCGAGGTATTGGAGCAGACCAGGGAAGAAAGGATAAACGCAAAAGGCACAACGCTTTTGTATTCGATCATAAAGGTTAAATATACCTTTTATGCGGAAGATGGCTCAAACATATCAGCCACCGTGATCGGAGAGGGTATGGACTCCGGCGACAAGGCAACAAACAAAGCAATGTCGATTGCATTTAAATATGCCTGCTTCCAAGTATTCTGCATCCCGACAGAGGAAATGGTTGATCCCGACAAGGAATCCCACGAAGTGCAGCCGAAGGCCGGAAAGCTCACCAAAAAGGAACTGGAGACCTTTGAGAAAGTCCTCAAAGAAAAGGACGTAAACATAGCCAAGCTCTGCGAGAACTACAAGGTCAATTCCCTGGGAGAAATGACATCCGAACAATATGCGGCGATCATGAGGAAATTAAATGGCTGAATTACTGGGCAAATTCCGCCAAATGGCGGTTGATTATCAAACACGCGAAGTTCTTATCACCTTTGCGGTAAAAACCGATTTAGGGGCATTAGAAAGCGAATTAAAAGGGTATGGGGAATCAGACATAAAAATCAAGATATCCAAGAACTACCCGAAACGCTCATTAAATGCGAACGCATACTTCCATGCCCTTTGCCGGGAGATTGCATTAAAGGTTGATCGGACGGAGACTTTCGCTAAAAATAGCATGATTGCCACATATGGGCAACCGGACTTGATGGATTCCGGCCAGCGGTGGGTTATCAAAACTAACCTTGATGTGGCGAAGATGTGGGAGCAGGAAAGCCTGCATACAAAGCCCATGGGGGTTAAGTTTGAGAATAACACAGAAGTATATTTCTACGCGGTGATGCGGCCGTCGCACACCTACACCACCAAAGAAATGTCACAGTTGATTGACGGTACTGTCCAGGAAGCAAAAGAGCTCGGCATTCCGACGATCAGCGACGCAGACATGGAGAGGATGTTAAATGCTTGGGAACAAAGATGAATGCTTTTTATGCCGGTATTTGTATGGACATTGTAATACACGGAGCTTGCATACCCATCACATATTTGAGGGCGGCACAAGCGGCCGCAGAAAGATGTCTGATAAATATGATTTGACCGTGAAATTATGCCCTATGCATCATAACGCGTCAAGCGATTCAGTACACGCAAGGCCAAACGGCACGAATGATCTGATTCTTAAGCGAATGGCGCAGGAGTATTACGAAGCAAACATCGGAAGCCGGGAAGATTTCATTCGAGATTTTATCAAAAGTTATCTATAGGGTGCGCACCTTGGATATGTAACTATTAACACTTGTTTAACGATCCGTTCATCTATTCAGAAAATATATCACACAAAAAACTGAATATTGGTAAATGTCCGAAAAGTGAATGCCATAACTAATTGAGCGGAATGGGGGAAGGAAACTTCCCCCGGAAAGGAGATAAATGGACGCAATAGAAACTCAGAATCAGATGATTGCGCAGCATTTAAGAAGCGGGAAATCCATTACAGGTTTAGAAGCATTAAATAAATTCGGCTGCATGAGACTTGCTTCCAGGATACATGATTTAAAAGAAATGGGAATGAACATTATGGGGAGTATGGTCTACGAAACCGATGATGAAGGCAGACGCAAGAAATGGAAGGTGTATTGGTTAAATGGTAAACAGTAAGCAGAAAGGCGCAAGGTTTGAGAGGGCACTTGCGAAGATGTTCACGGAGCAGGGGTATGAGAGCCGCCGAACACAGCAGTATTGCGGAGCCACCGAGGAGAGTTCGGACGTTGTTGGGCTTCCCTATATCCATGTTGAAGCGAAGCATTATGCGAAAAAAGCCTTTGATTACGACTGGATAGATCAAGCCAAGCGTGACGCAAAGAATAAGATACCTGCAGTATTCCACAAAACAGATAATCACGAAGTTCTTGTGACTATGACACTTGAGGATTGGTTCAAGATATACCGCGAATATGAGACCGGGCGGAGCCTATATGGTGAGACCAGGGCGGAAATGGAGAACGAAAATGGCTGAAAGACGAATGTTTGCGAAAACAATCATAGACAGCGACGCATTTTTAGATATGCCGATGTCGGCACAGGCATTATATTTTCATTTATCTATGCGAGCTGACGACGATGGATTTATAAACAATCCTCGAAGAATACAGCGGATGATTGGAGCCAATGACGATGATTTAAAGATACTGATAGCAAAGTCATTTGTGATCCTATTCGAAAGCGGAGTGGTAGTTATTAAACACTGGAAAATCCACAATTATATTCAGTCGGATAGATACAAGCCTACCGTTTACCGAGAGGAAAAAGAGCTTCTGAGTGAGAAAAATAACAAAGCATATAGCCTGGATACAGAATGTATACAGGATGGATACAACTTGGATACACAGGTTAGGTTAGGTAAGGATAGTATAGGTAAGGATAATAGTGTAGGGGAAAAACGCAAGCGTTTTACCCCACCTACACTCGAAGAAGTGCAAGCCTATGTTAAAGAACGGAAGAGCACGGTTGATCCGCAGAGATTCTTTGAATATTACGAAACAGGCGGATGGAAGGACAGCAAAGGGCAATCCGTTAAGAACTGGAAGCAGAAATTGATTACCTGGGAGAAGAAGGAAACCTCACCGGAGAAAAAAGGAGCCTTTAATAAGTACCCGCAGCCGGAGGTTGATTATGCGGAACTCGAGAAAAAAATATATGCAAATTGAGGTGAACATGGCGAACTTAGAAAATTACGAATGTGACGGTCAGATGAACCTTGCAGACTATATGGACAACAAGTTCCCGGTGATCATAAAAGGAATGATGGACGATCCATATTGCCCGCGGTGCAATTGCCAGGTTTATGACGATATCGACGAGGGCAAGTGCCATTACTGCAAATTAAAGCTAGATTTCACGCCCTGGTATAACGCGAACGTAAAGGAGTAGATATGGGATACAGAACAGAGGACGAGTGCCGCGGGTGTGCTGAGTGCATCCATTGCGGACGAGATCACAGAAGACACAGAGTTTATTTTTGCGATATCTGCAAAGAAGACACGGAAGAACTTTTCAGACATAAACATAAGCAGCTCTGTTGGGATTGCTACAAGACGCAATTTATCAGCAAAATTACCGACGATATGGATGATACACTCTGCGCTGAGTGCGGTGATGATCCGGAAGAACTCTTCCAGGTAGACGGCGAATGGGTGTGCGAGGATTGCCTTGAATCAATGGCGGAAAGGGTGGAACTCGATGATTTGTAAAAATAACTGCCTTTTCTGCCCATACGATTCATGTGAGCGGGAGAAACGCGAAAAGGCGACCTACAAACGGTATTACCAAAAGCACAAGCAGCACAGGCTTGATTATCAGCACAAATATAACGCAACCCACAAAGAAGAAATCACCGCTTACAACAAAAAGCGGTGGGCAAAAAGGAAGGAACAAGAAAATGGATAAAAGAACACTTAACGAATTATACGCAGAAATTGGAAACGAACTGATCAAGACCGAGCCGGAGCTTGAGTACCTTATTGACGCACCTATAACGATTGTGTACCTGGAATCAACGCTCAAGAAAAAGGCAAAGGGAAAGCGCGTCCTCGGCCAGTGTGCCG